ATATGCAGGGATATTTTCCCATCCGAACCAACCTTCTTTTTTCTGAACACTGTAAAGTCCATCGTCTCTTTTAACTATTCTGTATTTCATATTAATCCTTAATCAAGTGATCTTTTAATATCCATTCTGGACGGCTTATTTTCTATTTTATTAATCGCTTTAATTTCTTTAGTCTCTAAAAGACGATGAATCATTTGCGTCACACTATTTACTAATTCGTCTTGAGTAACACCGGCATCATCTGAATTAGCTATTCGCATTGTTTCAGCAATCATCATCGCAGCAAGCTCTCCACTGAGTGAGCACAGTTGAGAAACAGCTTCTACACCTGTTAATGGAGAGAATTTATCTAGTTCTTTAATAAAGACATCCCATATTTGAATAAATACATGTTTTCCAAATTCTCTACGCATATGCGCCATTTGACGCAAGCGTTCAGATAATTCACTGTCTGCTTTGAGCGTCATGATCAATTTCCCATGGTGTTAAAGGAGTGGAAAGAGGAGCTACTTTCATATTAAGATCTTCTTTTAATTCATAGTATCTTTTTACCCACTGTACATCATCTTTGAAGTTTTCAACTTCTTCTTCGAATTTCATGCCTAACTGGTAATGGCATGTAATAGTTAAAGGTTGTACTGAGAAAAAATTAATATCACTTAATCTTAATAACTTATTACCAAATTCTATCCACCTCGAATTATCTTTTAATTCCATGTAGGCATTACCTCTTTAAATTTATTTTTTAAATCTGGATTTTCATGCTCTGCAATTAATAAAGCTAAGCAATCATTTAATTTTTTATTAAAAATCAATCCAAGATCTTCTAATTGTCCAAAACCAGTAATGACTAATATAAATAATTCTTTTGCTGTTATCATTCCAAGTGTAGTAAGAAGAGCATTAATAAAATCATTTTTATTTTGTTGATTGAATTTTTCTGATTCGATAAAAGGTCTAAAACCATCAGCAATTAATTTTTGACATTCATTTGCTATTTTTGAAATACTGTTTATTAATTCTTTATCTGCATCTTTAGATGCTTTTTTTAACTCATCTACAAGTGCTTCAATTTGTTGTGGTGACATCTTCATCATTCATTCCTTTTAATATAAGATTTAATTTAAATTACTTGCTGAACTGCATATCCCAATTGCTTGATAATTTCTAAACACTCTAATGTTAAAGTTTTAGTGCCAGCCATTTTGGCAAAGAGCTTGGCCTGATCACATTCAGGCCAAAACTGTTCATTACCAAATATGTATTTTTTTTTAACTAAAATCTTTTTCTGATTTTGCATTAATTGCCTTCCTTAATATCACTTAAACGCTTGTCTTCTTTTTTGGATAAGTCCCATCTCATCTTGCACAAATATTCTTCTAATGCTCTAAGCTCACCAATTGAAGCGCCTGGCAATATATCGAGAATGATTTTTAATTGTTCATTGGTCATTTTATTTTCTCCTGTTAGTTTTCCTGTCTCCACGACGGTCGTCGTCGTGTTGATGAGTGAACTATACAGTGATCAACACACTAGTCAACAAATTATTTGGAAATTTTTTTTAAAAAAATTGAAAATTTTCCTTTACAAGTGGTAATTATTCCAGATCTACGTATAATGATTGTTAAATATTAATCATTGTTTCCATTTCTTTACTAATCAAAAGGATTTAACAAATGGCTATTACCGGTATAACAAGAGATTATGGTGATAATGTTGCTATTGTGCGCATTAATACTACAAACACATTGGCTGAAGCTTCGGCTGCTAGCTATATAACTGCACAAGAAGCAAACATTATTGATGTAACAAATGGTGGATTTACCTGGTTAGCAACTGACATGACATTAGTTCAAGCATCTGATGGCTGGATGTTTGCTAATATCAGTTCTGATTTTACAACTCTTGTACCTATGGTATTCAGTACAGATGTAGCTGGTACGCCTGTTGTTGTTAATGATTTTGCAATCTTTGGCGCAACTGATGGTCAATTAAAAGATTCTGGTTTCTCACCTTCTGATGGCACTAAATCCAAAGTAGTAATGGCTGGTAGCGCTGTACAAGTTGGCTATTTGGCTCACTTTGTTGATGTGAATGGAACTATTGATGATACAGCTGGCAATGTAATCAATGCAGGTAACATTCAAGCAGGTTTAAGTGGTACTGCTGGTACATTAATATCATTTCCTGGCACTGCTGCGAATGGCTCTTTCATCCTCGCTGCTGTCAATGCAGGCGGTGCATTCAATACAACTCTTAGCAATGGTGTAATGGGTCAATCTACTGTTTACACATTGCCAGACATCGGTGCGGCGACTGGTGGTGTAGTAGTCTCTACTGCTGCTGTCAGAATGAAATCTGTAGCAGGCGCTGCTGCTGCTGGTGGTGCTGCTGCTCAATCATTTACTGATGCATTCTGTACTTCAGGTAGCAATGTAGTAGGTAACTGGAATACTCAAGCAAATGCTGCATCTGTATTAAAAATCGTTCCAGGCAATGGTAGCTTCGTAGTTACATCGAGTGCTGATGCTGGCGTTGGTACATTCAATTATATTATCACTAAGTAATAAGGAGAATATCATGGCTGATTACGACGATAGTTCTGTAGAAAATGATTCTTACTGCATGCCTTCCATGAATGCACGCAATGTTGACTCAATGAATCAAGCAATGGGTTATCACAATATGGCTGATAGAGCTAATACACCTAAGCCGCCTGTTGCGATGAAAGCTGCAAAGTCTAATCCGCAGTTAGGTCCAAAGCTTGGTAATCCTGGTCGACAAGGTTACTAAGAAAATCACATTCCCTCTTATTTTAATTGGTAAGAGGGAGTGAGATTTATTGCATATATAAGGAGAATAACAGGATGGTAGCACCGCATGTGCCAACTGATGAAAATAGAAGATTAGTAGAGCACTTTTCGGTTAGAGGTGTACATCAAAAAGATATCGCTTCTTATCTAAGAATAAATGTAGAGACACTATTAAAATATTATGTAACTGAAATTAATAATGCTAAAGCTGATCGAAATGCAGTAATTGGTCAGAATGTTTATCAGCGTGCTTTAGATGGCGATTGGGATGCTATGGTGTATTGGACTAAGTGCCAGGCTAAATGGTCTTACTACAAAGAACCCGAAGAAAAAGAAGATACGAATGAAGCTTTAATGAAAAGTGTCATTGAATTAGCTCAAGCACAACTCTTATCAGCAAAGGCTAAATCAACTAAGAAATAATATGACTGACGAGTGGATGAATGACATATTTGATCTCACCCATTTTGCACCTGCATTCTTGGTTATTGCGACTAAGGATGAAGGGCAAGGAGAAGGCACTGCGTTATTGGAGCTTAATAGAGCTCAGTTATATATTCATAATCGATTAGAGGCACAGCTAAGAGAAACATCAAAAGTGAGGGCCCTCATACTTAAAGGCCGTCAGCAAGGTTGTTCAACATATGTACAGGCTAGGTATTTTCACAAGGTCATAACAGTTCCCGGTAAAAAAGCATTTATTCTTGCGCATGAAGGTGATGCAACGGATAACTTGTTTGCTATGACAAGAAGATTTTATGAAGAATTGCCTGAAGGTCTTTGTCCTAAGCCTACTAAATTCAATACGTCTGAAATGGTATTTAGCCAATTCAATTCACAATATAAAGTTGGAACGGCAGGGAATAAAAAAACAGGTCGTTCTCAAACTATTCATTTGTTTCATGGTTCTGAAGTAGCATTTTGGGAAAACACAGATCACCTTTCTACAGGAATATTACAAACGATTCCTGGTGCTAGTGGCAGTGAAATTATCCTCGAGTCTACTGCCAATGGATTAGGTAATTTCTTTCATCGGCAATGGACTGCAGCTGTTCAAGGTAAATCTGATTATCAAGCCATCTTTGTTCCGTGGTACTGGCAGAATGAATATGCATTAGATATTCCTGGTTTTGAGCCTAATGAAGAAGAACAATTATTATTAGATACTCATGGCGCTGATGGTCTCACGCATGAACATTTATGTTGGCGTAGAAAAAAGATATCTGATTTAGATAAAGATCCTGATCGTGGTAAAGAAATGTTTAAGCAGGAATATCCATTCACTGCAGCTGAAGCATTTCTTAATCCTATTGCTAATACATTCATTAAGGCTAAATGGGTTAATAGAGCGCGTATTAATAAAGTGGAGAGCAATGCTGCTTTAATTATTGGTGTTGATCCTGCTGACGATAAGGATGGATCTGATAGAACAGCTATTATCCGTAGACGTGGACGCAAAGCCTATCAGTTAGAAACCTATAATGGCTATAACACCATGGAAATGGCAGCTGTTTTAATCAGAATCATTCGTGAAGAAAAGCCAGCTAAAATTTATATTGATTGTATAGGAATCGGCAAAGGTATTGTGGATAGGTTAAGAGAATTGGGATATGACTTTGTAGAAGGCTTTGCAGCATCTAATTCGGCGCATGATAAGACGCAGTATCTTAATCGTCGTGCTGAATTGTGGGACACCTGTTTGCAATGGCTCATGCAAGATATGCCTGTTGAAATTCCTGATTCTGATGAGTTACAGACCGACTTATGTGGATGTGGATTTAAATATAATAGCATTGGAAATGGTCAATTAGTGATCGAAGATAAAGCATCATTAAAGAAAAGAGGCTTACCTAGTCCTGACTGTGCTGATGCATTAATTCATACATTTTGTGGTGGATTTTATGAACCTCAGCTTTCTACGCCTGTCAATGCAATTATTGAAGAACGTGCGGGATTCTTTAGGTAAAGATTGATACACTATTGGAAACAATAACACTATATGGATAGCTATTATGGCAAAAAAAGCCCCTAAACGATGCCAAGAACGACGTGATCGGATCAAAAAGTGGGATGATGCATGGAAATATAACCGTGATCAGTACTACGAGATGTCTGCATTTGTACTAGGGGATCAATGGCGAGATGATGAGGCTGAAGTTTTTAAGACGTATAAAAAAATACCTCTTACTGCTAATCATTTAGCTCCATTAGCGAATCATGTTATTGGCGAACAAAGACAAAATACGCCTCAGCTCGAAGTTGAACCTGATGATGGTGTGCAAGAACAAACAGCTGAAGTGAGAGAGGGATTAGTTCATAACATTTCCTTAGACTCTAAAGCTAAAATTGTCTATCAACAGGGATTCCAGCAAGCATTTATTGGTGGTTTTGGTGCTTATGGAATTAAGACTGAATACGACAATGATTTTAATTTTGATCAGAATATTATTCTTTATGGTATCAAAGATCCTTGTAAATGTTATTGGGATATCAGCGCAGAATCACCTTGTAAAACAGATGGTATGTTTGCGGGAACGCGTACAAAGATGTCTCGTAAGTTATTTGCTGCATTGTATGGTGAAGAATTAGAAAGAAAGATCGGTAATACAGGTAGCGAGGATAGTTCATCATTATTTTCTGATGATGACTCTATTACGATGATTAATGATTATGAACGTAAGTATACTTCTGAGACTATTTATCGTTTATCTAATGATGAAACGATTACTGCTAAAGAAATGCAAGAATTACCTGAGATAGAAGTAGATGGCGTTAAAATGTTTGATTATAACGGTGAGCCCGTTACTGTTATTAATAAGCGTGATATTCCTAAATTCACTGTTAAACATACTCTTCAAGCTGGTGATTACGAAATAGAAACCAATGATTTTCCTAGCAAGCAATTGCCTATCGTTTTCATTGATATGAATTCTTATTATGATAAACAGGGAAGGCAAATCTGTAGACCATTTCTCAAGGATGCCAAAGATGCTCAGCGTTATATTAACTATATTAGGACTCAATGTGCTTATATTCTTAAGATATCTCGTTACGACCAATTCATGGGTTCAAGAGCTAACGTTAAAGCACCAGATACTCAATTAGCATGGCGTAATCCTGGTAATGTACAGGGGATGATTGTTTATGATGAGTCTCCAAATGGAAATAAACCAGAACAATTAACGCCGCCTGAACTTTCTCAATCTTTGATTCAGCAATATCAACAAGCTGTTCAAGATATTCATATGACCACTGGTATATTTGATACTCAAATGGGCCAACAAGGTAATGAAATATCTGGCGATGCTATTGATGCGCGTACAGAGCGAGGATCATTTAATACATTTGTTCCATTTGATTCATTGAATCGTGCAATTGCAGTTGGTGGTGAGATTATTAATGAAATGATTCCTATTGTTTATGATTCAGAACGTAAGATGACAATTAATCTCAAAGATAAAGGTAAAACACCTATTACCATTAATAAGAGATTAGATCCTTATGGAAATCAGATTGAAAATGATATGACGCAAGGAAGATATAAGATTAGATTAATGCCTGGTCCAAGTCTTGAAGGGCAAAAGAAAGAGAATCTTAATTCCATGCAGGCTATCTTAAATGCTCAACCTGAAACATTTAATATGATAGCTGATTTATATGTAGAAAACTTACCAATGGGTAATACTATTGAGTTGCGTAATAGATTGCGTAGTATGGTTCCTCCTGAAATCATTGAAGCAGGTAAGACAGGTCAACCTATCCCTAAGAAACCGCCTCAGCCATCCCCTGAAATAATGCTTCAGATGCAAGAATTAAAGTTAAAAGAACAGGATATTCAACGTAAGCAGCAAGAATTACAGCTGAAAGCAATTGAATCTCATCAAGATATGTCACTTGAATGGGAAAAGCTAAATGATCAGCGCTTAGAATCAGCTGCACGTTTAAAAGAAATGGAGCTCAGATACCAAGCTGAAACCAATAGAACAATTGTAGATGCGAATATAGCGCACGCCGACAATATAATTAAAATTCTTACTCATAACCCAAAAATGGAAAATACTCATGCCAATAAGTAGTGTGGATGCTTTGATTAGTACTGTGGAAACTCAGAAATTAGATAATATGGCTGGTTATTCAGCTGAACCGGAACCGGTTTCGCAACCTGATCCAGTTGATGACTCACCTGAACCCATTGAATTATCGCACAAGTCAGATGATATCTCACCGAGTAAGGATGAAACCGCCTCACAATCGTCTACTGAAGCTTCAAGTAAGGTCGAAAAGAATGATTCAACAGACATTTCAGAAGACTCATCTGAATCAGATAATAAAGACGCTTATGGCAATGAAGTAGTTAAAACTCAGAAAACTTATACAGAAGAAGAAGTTCAGCGAATGATTCGTGAGCGCTTAGCTCGTGGTCAATATGCTCAACAGCAACAACAGGCGGCTCAGCAACAAGCTGCTAAAGATTTTACGCCTGATCCTAATAGTACTGAATCATGGGAAGTGCAATTAGAGAATTTTGTTGAACAGACATTACAAAAAAGAGAATCAAAGTTAAGAACTGCTCAGCAACAAGCACAGGATCAGCAACTTCAAGCTCAGTTTGAAGAAAAGTTTACGAATGGAATGGCAAAATACAAAGACTTTAAAGAAGTAGTAGCATCTCAACCTATTACTGATTCGATGATGATGGCAGCGCGTGGTATGGAAGATCCTGCTGCATTTATATATGCTGCTAGTAAGAATTTCAGTCAAGAATTACAAAGGATTTCAAAGCTAGTCGATCCTTTTATGCAAGCAGCGGAAATAGGTAAACTGGAGTCAAGAATGCGTAAGGGAAAATCAGTTAGTAATGCTCCTAGCCCTGTTAAAAATGTGAAGAGTGATATGACTGATAAGCCGCTCACACCTAAACGTAATATTGATGATATGATTAGACAACATGCCAACAGTCGATTAAGGAGATAGTTATGCCAATACCAGGTGATAATGGGCAGCCAAAGAAAGAACGTGAAGCACAAGAAGCTTTAATTAGAGAAACTGCATTGCATGGTGCTGATGTTAAAAGTGAATTAACTTTTAAGAAGCCAGAAAAAGGCAGCATGGGTAATATTAAATAAACATCATTGAACTATATGTTTTTTGTGCTCTATACTGTGACAGTTAGGGCACAATATTTCAAGATTAGAAATAGTATTATTATTTCTATTTCTATCCTTATGATGAACTCCTAATATTTTAGGATATTCATCAAATCCGCATCTTTGACATTTATTTATTTTATCTAATTTCAATAGTTTTTTTCTGACCGTGGTAAATTTAGGTTTCCATACTTTAGAATTAGATTTATTTACACATTGTTTTGAACAGTATTTTCTTTTACAAGATGGCGAATCAAAAAATACTTTATTGCAATGATGACATTTATATTGTTTTGTTCCATTCATAATTTGAGATTTGTAATAGCATTTTCTTGAGCAGTATTTTGCTTTATTAGCTCTACAACTTATATGTGAAAATTCAATATTACATACATGACAATTTGATTTTATTTCTATAGTGCAGAACTTATCTTTACACTTACGTGAACAATATTTTGCTGTATTAAAGCGATTAATTGGTATATAAAATGATTCATTGCAGTTAATGCATTTTATAAATTTACCAGTATGAGGTTTATTCATGCCACTATCCAAAGGTAAGAGTAATAAAGCAATATCAAAGAATATTAAAACTGAAATGGATAATAATCCAAAAATGAAACAAAAACAAGCTGTAGCTATTGCAATGAATGTTGCGGGAAAAAGCAAGCCTAAGAAGAAAGTTAATACAAAAATGGATAATAAACAAAATGGTAAGATGAATTTAAAATAGGGATATTTATGGCTAAACTATCTACTAAAGAAAGAAAATCAATTCCTAAATCTGAATTTGGATTGCCAGGTCAAAAGAAATATCCAATGCCTGATAAATCTCATGCTGCAAATGCTAAGGCAAGAGCTACTCAGATGGAAAAAAAAGGGAAATTAAGCCCTTCATCAAAAGCTAAGATTGATGCAAAGGCTAATAAAGTATTAGGTAACAAACAGAATGGAAAAATGAATGTCAAATAACAATGTGGTCCCACTTGATAAGACGATGATAGAAGTGATTATGCACCCAAATACCACTTCAGGTACGATTGAGTTTAAATTGAAATCAAAGAATGGAGGTCCAATTTATGCTGGTACTTTTGTATTTAATGGGAATTATCTTCCAGGTGTGGCTATTAATCTTGATAGAAAAGAAGTTAAAAGAATTAGAACGTTCCTAAAAGAAGTATTGAAGCCAGCTTAATTGCTGGCTTTCTCTACAATATTCCAATGCTCAGATAGTAATAATTCAGCAAAGAATTCAAATCTACATCCAGAGTGATCAACTAATGTTTGATTGATTATATCTGGAAAAACAGAATTTTGTTCTTTATGAAGAGCTAGATAAGAATCAAACTTACTATTATAAAGTGCTTTATCTTCTCTTAATGCATGTAAGACTTCTTCAAATTTCATTTACATACCTCATCATATTTCCATGCTTTATCTTCTAATTTATCAATGCAATTAATGCAGAAATTTTTATGTGGAGACTTATCTTCATACATAATGCACCTAAATAACTCAGTATTACATCGGCAACATACAGCAACGATAATTGCCATTTCTTCATTGATATATTTAACAATTTGAGGATTCATTAATCTCCCTTATTAGGA